CGAATTCTGCGAGCAATCGTATGAAACTCTAAGCCAAACCGCGCTAGAGGCTTTCTACGGCTACGACGGGCGTCCAATTGAAAAAAACAGGGCAGTCGTCGGCCAAATCATGCACGTCGCTGCGTACTTGAAAGCGGGTATTCGTACGCAAAACAGTCCACGCACAGGGACTTTTTCTTCTGGGGAAATTCTGCAAGCCACTCTTGCGGAAATAAAAAACCGAGCTGCGGATCTTGCAGAAATTGGAGAAACAGCCGAATCGGCTTTGTTGGCCGAAGCGATCTCAATGATTGAGAGCGGACGAATTTCTAACTCAGACATAAATGTGGACGCTGAGTTTCTTGAACCAGGTCAAGTCTTCAAGGTCGATATACCTGACAATTCGGAACTGCTTGATTGGGACAAAACTTTTGACGAGCAGCCTGAGTCGTTAAAAAGTTTGTTGAAAGAAATTTTTGATGCTTCTGGCGCTCTTTCTTTGCCAGATCGTTTGTTTCAAATGGAGACAGATGATATCGCTCAAATGCTTCAAGCGATTGACCCAGGTGGCGAATACGATCAAGTCGATATTTACGATCAACCGATCTCTGAAGCGCAATGGCGTCAAAACCTGCTTGAATCAGCAGCGTACTTAGACGAAGACGGCAGTCTTACAGAGTACCTAAGCGAAGAACTGCTTTCGTCTGAGCAGACGTTTGGCGGCATGTACAGCCAAATGAGTGCGCGCCTTGGTTCTGACAGAAAAGTATCCGAAGCATTATCAGCGGCAGGCATCAAGGGGCACAAGTACGCAGCAGGCCAGCTTTCGGGCGGCGCGGGAGCCGGCGCAACCAACTACGTCATTTATGACGACGCGGCAATTCAGATTGCAGAGACGTACTACAGCCAATCCCTTGAAACCAAGCCGGTCACGCGGGGTCAGCTTGTCGTTGACCGACAGATCCAGAAAATGCTGCTTCAGCTCAGCGAGGAAAACGTCAACGAATCTACGCTGACCCATGAGCTTTTCCATTTGGCGCTCGAGCTTGTTCTGGACGCATCGGAAAGCCCTGCGGCGGGTCCAGAAATCAGGCAATACCGCAAGCAGATTTTCGAGTTCCTGGGCGTAGAAACTCGAGATCAGATTGGCCGCGAGCAGCACGAGCGTTGGGCAGAATCTGGCGAGGTCTACATGGCCAGCGGCGAAGCGCCGACTGCTGAGCTGCGCGGACTGTTCCGTTTCTTCTTCCAACGGTTCAAGCAGGTCTATCGCGCGATCCGCGAACAGCTTCGATTCGCCGATCCCAACAACGATTTTGTTCCGCTCTTCGACCGTCTGCTTGCGTCTGAAGACGAGATCCGGCGAGAGGCGAACCGAGATCACGTCGTCGTCCCGATGCTTGCGCCTGAGCTGACGCAGCTACTGAACCGCGGTGAAGAAGAGGAACTGCGTCGCCGGCTGGCGGAGCTCAACCGTTCTGAGCGGGCCAAACTTGAGGCGACCATCGCGCGCGAGGACGAGCGGATCATCAAGGCCCAGATGGGCGAGCTCAAACAGCAAGTGCGCCAGGAAGTCTACGGTCGCCGTGTACACAAGCTGGCGCTCTGGTTGCGTACGGGCCGCACCGAGGTGGGCGAGCCCCTGCGGGTATTTGTCGCAGGCTCTCCGGTTGACGATCACAAGATGAACGCAGAATTGCTTGACGAAGCCGCTGGTGATGTGGCGACTCGTAAAGCCCTGCGGGGAATGTCAAAGCGCGAGGGCGGCTTGTCTCCCGACGCGGTCGCTGCTGCTGCCGGATACTCAACGGCTGAAGAAATGCTGGTCGAGCTGCTGGCCATGGAGAATTCGGAGCAGTTGATCTCGAGGATGGTGCAGGAGCGGGCTGCTGCATTGGGCCTTGTCAAAACGCCTGAGCAGCTCCGAGAGGCCGCCTCTGAGAAAGTGGATGGTCAGGCTAGGGATCGGCTCTACGCGGCGCAGAGGCGCATTGCAAAGCGTCTCAGAGGCCAAATGCCAGCGCTTGATCGGGTGGAGCGGGCAAGGCTGCGAGGCGAGGCTGCCCCGACAGTCGCGGATGCGCAGCAAAGGCTAGCGGATGCGCAGACTGCGCTTGACCAGGCTATGGCAGAGAGTGTGGACCCCGCGGGAATCGAAGCTTTGCAGGCCGATGTCGCTGCGGCTCAGGCCGGCATCGACGCTGCTCGCGAAGCTAGAGCAGACCAGACCCAGGCTCGCAGGGAGGCCAAGCAGGCCCGCTCCAAGATGCCGGTGCAGGCAATTCGCGCGGCTGCTCGAGAGATCATTGGGAAAACCAAATTTGGCGATCTCAAGCGCGAGGTCGGTCGCTACAAGAAGCTCAGGTCAAAAGCGTCGATGACGCAAACTGAGGCTGCTTTGAACCGAGATTGGGATGCGCTTGAAGAAGCGATTGATCAAGAGCAGATGGCCAATGCTTTGGCGGAAGAAGGCGCGAAGAAGCTTGAGGAAGTCCGCAAGTGGAAGCGCTTGATCGAATCATTCGACAAGCCCAAGTCGCGCAAGCGAGCTCGACTCTCAAAGCACGCCAATTACGAAGACCAGGACGGCACGACCACAAACGTCATGGACGTGATCGATGGTTTGCTTGGAATGGTTTCTTTCAAGAATGTGAGCCTTCGCAAGCTTGAGCAGTCTGCAAGCATCGCTCTGTTTGCAAAGAAAGTGGAAGACTCAAACGGCATCGTTTTGCCGCTGCCTCCTTGGGTAGAGGATCTGATCGACAGGCCGAACTACAAATCGATGAGCGTCAGCGATCTCGAAGATTTGTACATCGGCGTCAAAGCGCTTGAAAAGTTCGGCATGGACATCGTCAAGGAAAAAGAAGGCGCTGAAGCTGCAGAATACCAAGCCGAGATCGACGAAATGCGGGCGTCGCTTGACGAGCAAAAGCCTGTGTTTTGGGCAGGCAAAACAAAGCTTGGCGAATCGCAACGGTCCAAAACAGCCAAATTTTTTGGAAGCGCGATCGGCTCGCAAATGTCCTTCGAGTCAATCGCCGACATTCTTGATGACCTGAACCCCGAAGGCGCTTTCAATCGGTTTTTCGTGCAGCGATTTAAAGCGGCTGCTTTTGAAGAGCAGCGTCTAAGAAAAATGGTCAGCGAGCGGATCAACAAGGTTTGGCAAAAATACACGCCTGCTGAGCAGCGCAATTTCTACAGCAAGCCAATTCCGATCAGTACGCTGGGCGAATCACTTACCAAGAATGAAATCTTGGCAATCGCGGCGAACATGGGCAATCCGCACAATCGAGCGGCCCTCCAAGACGCGCGAGCCTACGGGCTCAGCGACGCCCAGCTTGAAGAGATCCTGTCGCACGTAACGGACAAAGATGCTGACTATCTCGAGGCAGTAATCGCGGCGGTTGATTTGCTTTGGGAGCCGGCGGCAGCGGCAGAGCGCGAGGCCAACGGCGTGACTCCCCCGAAGGTTGAGGCTGTGCCGTGGCAGTTGCCGTCGGGTCGCATCATGAAGGGCGGATATTGGCCTTTGATGTTTGACCCAGCTCTGGCAGAAAGATCGGCAGAATTCCAAGCTCAGGAAATTGGAAAGGGATTGATGCCTGCCGGCGGCGGCGCGGCCATGACCAAAGTCGGCGCGATGAAGGCCAGAAAGAAAACGTCTGGCAAGCTGACTGTCCGCACCGATTTCCACGCAGTCCTGCAGAAGCACGTCAACGCAATGTCAAAAGACATCGCGTGGCGAAACACGATTGTTAAAGCAGACAAGCAATTGCGCAAACTCGCGCCCGAGCTCAAACGAGTTTTGGGAGAGCAGTTCTACAGACACATGCGCGATTACCTCAAGCGCCAAGGAACGCCGCTGCGAAACGGTGACCAGGGCGTGCCCGATTACATTCTCAAAGTGGCACGTCGAGCTCGCCACGGCCTTGGCTTGACGGTAATGGCGTATCGCTTTACCCAGGCTGCGATTCAATTTTCTGGCTTCGCAACTGCTGTGCCGCGCGTAGGCGTATCAAATATGCTCTGGGCTTTGGGTGACGTAGGAGCGACTGTTTGGAATTGGGATCGCATCAAAGCCTACAGAGAATTGATTCCTGAGCTTGCGAACCGGGCCGAGACGTTTGACCGAGACGCGCAGCAAGACATGCTGCGATTGCATCCAATCGACGTGCGGCGTCCGATTGATTCCATTGAAACTATTCAAGCATTCAGCGCGCACGTCGGTTATTCGCTGATGGGAATGATCGACACGTTCTCTTCGACCGTGGTTGCTTCTGCCGCCATGCATCAAGCAATGTCTGGTCAGGTAGATGGCATTTCTGCAAACGATTTGGAAGCCGCAGTCAGATACGCAGGCAAGATTATTGATCGAACTCAGGGATCTGGCGGATCAGTAAATGCGCCCGCAATGTTGGACGGCGGCGAGATGATGAAACTGCTTACGCCGATGATGACCTACGTGAACGCGCAGACGCAGCAAGCGTTTGTGTACGCAGCGCTGGGCAAGCGCCAGTTTGGTGATTCGACAGCTCCGTACAGCATTGTGCCTGGCGTGCCTCGAGATGCTGCTCGATTGGCAACCTTTTGGCTTTGGGCATATGTGATCGAAACCGTGCTGTCTGAAGGTTTGCGATACATCTTGAACGGAGCAATGGGTCCAGACGAGCCCGACGAAGAAACGTTTTTCGATGTCTTGGCGGCGCGTGCCACAATGGGTCCGCTTGCAGGAATGCCGATCGTGCGAGAAATCGACACTATGGCTCGAGGTTGGAAGCCGTCTACGCCGCTGTCTAGCTTGATGCAAACATCCTACAACGCATTGTTCAAGCCGATCATGGACGTGAGCGCCGGCAAAGATTACGACGGCGAAAAGCACGTTCGCGCAATTGCTACTGCGCTCAGCACATTTACCGGCCTCCCCGGCAAACAATTGCTTGACGGCGTTGAGGTTTTGACTCAAGAGTCGTTTGGCAGAGGCAGGTAGATTGCCTGCTGCTTTTTACGGTTAAATTGGAGAAAGAAATGAGAGCTTTTGCGTCGTTGGTGATTGCGCTTGTTCTGGCAGCGAGCGCATCGTGGTCAGCCGAGCTGCCTGGGTACGGGGGTGGAACGCCTGGCGGCTCCGCTCGAGTCCACCCTGTGCAGTTCACTTCCAAAACTCCCGCTGGGATCTATTCGATTGGGCTGGCTTTTCCGCTCGCAGTCATGGATTTCGATCTGGGATCTGCGTTTTCTGGCGTTCTGTACGCATGCACGGATAGCAACGTAGACAGGGACAACGACGGCGTCATCGACGCGACGGCTTCGTGCGACTCGCTGTCTACGCTTTCTGCGGACACGTCGTTGAGCGCGATGCGCGCGTACAAGCTGTGGTACGTGATTGACATCAATACCGCTGAATCTGCCGGCAACGTGTCTACGCTTACAATCAAAGGCAGCTTTGATTCGGTGAGCTCTGGTGGTTCTGGTGGTTCTGTTGAATTTGATCAGCCTAATCCTACTCCCGAGTCAGGACAGCAGCTAGATGGCGTTACGATGAACCTGTGGAATCCCGCGACCGTCAGCGCAGGCTACGGAGTGGCTTACGGATCCAACAATCCTATCCCTGACGACCCTAGCGGGGGCACATTCGCAGCTTCCCCGGCAGGCGAGCCGGACAATATGATCGGCCAGTTTTACAACAAAACAGGCGTAAACGGATTGCCTCAAAATCCATACGAACATGCAATGGACGACTCGTATGAGACTGCATTTAGAGCTACTGCGACTGCAAATGAAACCTGGCTCGAAAATAATATTGATCTGTTTGCGCCGGCCAATCAAGTCGTAGTCTCTGCTGGCACATTCAATCCTGCTGTTGGGTCTACGGTCACATTTAATTTCAACAATTCTGAGACTACTGAAAATGTAGACTCCAGCGAGTCTTGGGGATATGTGACTGCTTGGGATTCTGGGACAAGGACGTTGACTTGGATACAAGATTATGGAGATCTGACGAATGCGCCTAACCCAGTTACTGTGACAGACGCATCATCGAATACGGCTACTTTTGATGAGTCTACCGTTGTTCATAAAAACAATGGTCTAGTTTCAACTGATCCGCTCAACGGGCAATGGCGTTACAGGCAAATGGAGTGGAAAACAAAAATAAATAGAGTCAGCAATTTCTGGATTACCAATCCATTAGCTCAAGATTCCATTTTGAGAATGGGATATTACGATGAACCCGTCTCTGCTAGTGCTGCTGAGAATGGCATGGCTCATCAAAATGCAGCTATTGAGTACAACGGGAACCCCGGTTCTTCATTGAATATCGGGATCAACAGAAATAACGTATATGCGCTGAACGTAAGAAGCCAAACTCTAGGTAGGGTTATTAGCTCTGCGCTTCCAACTGGCAAGTTTGACCCGACTGGGTCTAATCAATGGGAGCAAAGAGGACTCGTAGTAGGCCATGACTTTGGCGAGCCTATTCATTATGGAGGCACAACGGCCATTCAAATTGCACAGCCGACAGCATCTTCTGCGACAGCAAAGCACAATAGCTTGAGATACGGTTTGCACATTCAGAACCAGCAAGGGTACGGGACAGGCGGTGCTGTCATCCAAATAGACGCCCAAAACTGCTCTGGAGGCGGTTTGAATATTTTTGGCGCGGCCGGTCAATGCAGATTTGGTCAGGGAACCTACGGAAATCTCGTAGTAGGAGGAGGCGATTGGAACTCTGGACACATTGCATTTACAAACACCAATGCCAGCGGCGATCACTTGTACAGGGATCAGACAGATGAGGTTTTGAGAATCACAACGGATGCGTACCCAAGACACGCTGCTGAGGCTGCTGGATCGACTCTCGTCATAGGCGACCAGATTCTGACCGGAGCATTGACGACCTCTGACCCTTGCACCAGCAAGCCTGAAGCATACGTCTTCTACAATGACACGAGCGATTACTATTGCTTTTGTAACGGAGCCGGTGCCGACGTTCAGATGCACAGCCCTGCAACAGCTTGTTTCCCATAATGGAGGGCAACGGCCACCAGCGCGAGCTTGGGATGTTCTTCCAGCAAGTGGAAGAATTGCGTCATGATTACAGAAACTTGAAGACTGTGATTGACATGATGGACGCAAATCAGCGCCGTCTTGAGCGGGAATTGATGGAGTTGTGCGCTGAGCTGAAGACATTCCAAGCAAAGACGGCCACGCTTTGCGCAGTTTCGGTTGCAGTTGTAACAGGAGCGGCGTGGGGAATTGAGCTGTGGACAAAACTCTGATGCGGTTATTGCAGAAGCGGATTGAATTCTCTGCTGATTTGGCGCTCCTGCTTTCGTTCGCAAGCTCTCGAGGTTTGGAATTTGTTGTCGATCAATGCAGGCGGACAAGCCGAGAAGCTTTGTGGAATTCGCAGCATTGCAGGGTCGTCAATGCGGCAGGCGCGCGTTGCGAGTTAGACGAACGCGAGCATGATTCAAATTTGATTGAGCACAGATTTCGCCCTATAGGCATACGCAATAGCTTGCACGTATCTGGCTTGGCCGCAGATGTGTATGTGATCCGCGAGGGTCGCATTGCAGACGAGAAGAGATTTTACGCTCCGCTTGGGGGTTTCTGGACAAACCTCAGACCCGGCAATTGTTGGGGCGGTGATTTTGTAGGGTTCCAAGATCTGGGACATTTCAGCCGCGAGCACGACGGCAGAAAGTGAGGACAGGATGAAGGGTTGGAAGACTGCTGCGGTTGCAGCTCTGATCACGGTTGCCGGCGCGGCGCAGACGTTTTTCAGTTCTGTGACGTTTGCTGACGAGCAGACCGGCGGATACGTGATGATGGCGATCGGCATGATCATGGCAGGTCTGCGCGCCATCACGAGCTCGCCGATTTTCCACGACGAATGAATGCTGCTGCCTGGTCGTCAATTGGTGTTTCGCTGGTGGCTATTGTTCTCGCGCTGGTTTTCAACTGGCAGAGATCGTCGCTGGCAAAACGGGTGGGTCAGCTTGAGTCGGAGGCTGAGACGTTGCGGCGCGCTCTGCGGTGGTTTGAGCGGCAGTCGATGCTGGCGTCTCGGCCTCCTCTTACTGGCCCTGAGTCTGTCGATCGGCTCAATCGGTTGCCAAACCGCAACAAGACATGATCTTGTCTACTGCCCGCAGCCTACGTTTGAGGAAACTCGAGACTACGCATCGATCGTAGCCTCAGATCCTGATCGGCCAGCAGTTCGTTGGGTTGCTCGCATGGTCGGTTATTGCTGGCCTGATCCGGTGTAGTCCTGATGGCAAACAAAAACCTGCCTGATATTCAGCAATACGTAAACCACGAAAAGAGCCTGTCGCGAGCGCGCGATTGGTGGGACAAGTGGGAACCGGAGGATCCTTCATGGAAACCATGGGTGCTCGAGCTGGTGTCAGCTTTTCTAGACGCTGGTCTGTCTTGGACAAGCGCGTGGCGACGTTGCCAAGACTCGATTCCAGATTTCCCAGCCATCGGCTTGAAGCAATTTTGTGATGGCGTCCGAAAGCGACAGCAAGCCGACGATTGAGAGTTTGGTCGAGTCTGAGCAGATGCCTCGAGTTTCAGCTCGAGATCGACACCGGAACCAAAGAACTATTGCCGATCTTCGGATTGAGTTACGCGAGCTCAATCATTGGGTCGATGTGCTCGAGGATGAGGTGGCTACGCTCGAGGCGTTGAAACCAGATCCGCCTAAGCCCAAAGTGCTGAAGGTTCCCTCTCGTCGGAAAAAGACAGACAAGCGGCCCGCTGCGTTTGTCGCGCTCGCCTCCGACTGGCACACCTGCGAGGTTGTAACTGCGGCTCAATCTGGCGGGAACGTCCACAACCAGGACGTGGGCGAGGAGCGGGCGTGGAAATGGGCGCGGTCACTCATCTCCCTTGTGAAGCGCGAGCAGGTGGACTCCGACATCCAGAGCGTAGTGACGTGGCTTGGCGGCGATTTCCTAGTCAACGACTCGCTCCACTACAAGTCCGAGCGCGCCTGCGAGTTATCACCCCCGGATGAGGCTCAGTTCATTCGTGACCTGCTGGCTCAGATCCTGACCTACCTACGCGCCGAGCTCGACGTTCCGCTCGTCGTCCCGACATCCTGGGGAAACCACGATCGGTCAACGCCGAAGATGGTGGCCGGCCACGCGGGCGATTACTCGCACATGCAGCCGGTCTACCGCGATCTTGCTTCGTGGTTTGCTGCAGACGACTCGATTCAATTTCACGTTGCCCAAGCCGAGTTTCTCCCGCTCGACCTGCACGGCTACAAAATGCTGTTCCATCACGGTCACGCGATCCGCTACGGCGGTGGGGTCGGGGGCCTCGCGGTCCCGTTCCTGCGCGCCGCAGGCCGCCTTCGTTCTGACTACGATTTCCGCACGCTTTGCATCGGCCACCACCATCAGCGCAACGTGTTTCAAGGCGGGCTTGGGATCGCAAACGGCTCGCTGGTCGGGCCGAACGGCTACAGCCGCGATCTCGGTCTGCCCTCAGAGCCTCCTGCTCAGGTGGCGTTTGCCGTCGATCTTGAGCGTCTCGAGGTTGCCAACGTCTACACCATATGGGGCAATGAGTAATGCCCAAAGCCACAAACCGTTTTGAGCGGGCGGTCCAAGTGCTGCGCTGGCTGAAAAGCGAGTTTCCACTTGATCGCGTGAAACGGCTCGAATGGGTAGACGATCTGCGTGATGAGGATGAAGAGCAACTCTGCGGTCGAGTTGTTGAGCGCGGATCAGATCTCGTGATACTGCTGTCTCGGAAGTCTTGCCCGACGGTGCAGAGCACGGTTGAGACGCTCATCCATGAAGCCGCTCACGCGCACGCAGAGCTCTGGGACAAAGGTCTTGGATTCTATCACGGGGACCAGTTTTGGATTCGATACGGGCGAATGCAGGACGCCTACGATCATCACGGCTGGAGCGACAGCAAAAGCTTTGAGGGGAAGTGACATTGACGAGCAAAGGTATTGAAGAGCTGTACGAAGAATTTCAGGCCCGCAAGCGTTCCGCCTGGTTGAGGGGTCGCGCGGAATATCGTCAGTCAGACGCCGATCCGTTTCGTGGTGACGCGGTTCATGAAGCATCCGAAGAGGTCATAGATTTCAGCAACTACATAGATCAGCTTGCACTTGACGGTTGCATCTCCGAAGAAGAGCGCATGGAAATTGAGATTGATTCCCTGAACAAATTTGTCTGGCTCGATGGCGTGCGGAACAGGCGCAATGCGTGAGCAGGTTGTGCGTTGGCATCAAGCGGACGCGGACCTGATTGAGTCGTGGGAATTTCAATTCCAGCGGGTTGGTTCGACGCAATGGGAATGGGTCGCAGGCGTATCGCCGGCAGAACCTTGCGTCGATTGCTTTCAAGCAACGGTGGTTGTGCCGGACGACGCATTGTTTTTGCGGTCGCGCAGCATTGCGGTGGGGGTTGAAAGCGAGTGGTCAAACCAAACGAGCGTGGTGCTGCCGGAGCCGACGTTCACCGTGGGTTTGTTTGTGTGCGTGCTTTTGCTGGCGTGGATAAAAAAGCGCGACCCAGGACTTCTGGGCCGCGCTTATACCAGCGACACGTTTAAGACCCCCCTCAAACGTGCTCCATCGCGTAGATGTCGCTGGCTTCTCCAGGCTGTCCTTCTACCTAATTCCAGCCCTTTGATCTGTTCAAACGATCAATGAAATCTGATCGTCCTCCTGCTTTTCAATGAGCTTGCTCTGTCGGCGCACTTTCTTGACCGCCAGCTCCATGCACTCCGCGCTGGTGATCCACGCGCCGAGCGCGTTTCTAATTTTCTGCCACTCAATCCACGCATGAGTGGAATCAAACGAATCAATGCGTGGAATATGCGCGTAACGTCCAAGCGCCCAGCCGTGAACGTGGAGGTCTTCTGGAATCCGATCAAGCGTTCGACGTAACCATTGCTCGCGTCCAGCGCGCGGAGGCTTCAAACCAATGCCGATCCAGTTTCCGCGCTCTTGCGCGATTGGAATCAACTCGTCAAGGAGCCAGTCTGGGTCGGTGTCGTGGAAGGTTGGAAAGCCTCCGTGCTGATAGTTCAGTAAAGACCGTTCCCAGTTTCCAGAAATGTCGTCTAGTCCAGCGTAAGCGCAGGCATATGGGAACTGCTGAACCCAGTCAAGATACTCGATCAGGTCTATTTTCTTCCCTGAGTTCAGTTCAGAGAAAGCACCGCTGTCGAGCAGCAGATGACTGAACGTGTGAACGTAACCACCAGTCATAAGGAATTTGCAGTACGCCGCGAACGAGATGAGAACTGGCATATCTGCAACAAGCGAAGCCTGCAATTGATTGCATGGCGTTCCGACGTAGACCCTCATTGCGAGCAACTCGCGCATTGCCCGCACGGCTTCGGTCCGGGTCCGTAACAAGACCAGGTGTAAGCCTCAAAACCAACGTCTCTCAAATGAGTGACACGCGCCTCTCGCTCGACAAGTGAATACTTGAGCGTGCTTCCGAGCAGTCGCAATGAACGATCCAGCGAATCTAAAAACGGTCGTCTGCAATCCGCGTAATCAGCCCAATCTTGCGGCGCAGCGCCGATCCAAATCGTTTCGCCGAACGCTGCGGCCAGCGAAATCATCCAAAGGTTGCGAGCTGGTACGACCGCTGGACCGCTTGACCATTCGTCCATTTTCCCAAGCGGAAGACCTCGGACCTGAACGGTTCTGAAGTCAAGAAGGCAGGCTTTTGCAAGCGTCGCAGCGGCAGCATTTTCTTTCTTTGCCGACGGCTGACCGTAGTCAACAAACAACGCCAAGCCAGGAGGTCCAACCGGCTTTACGGTCGCTGCAAGATAAGTGGAGTCCACGCCTCCACTCAACAAAATCACGTCGCTATACCGCTTGACGTTAGCTTTGCTTAAACCTTGCATCTTTATAACTCCGATAAATCAGCGTGCGCCATGCGAGCGCAGCCACGCTTGGAACTTGTCCGTTGCCGATGCAGCGCAATCGGTCCATCCGAGAGGCCACCCCATCAGCCACTCGACCCACGTCGGGTTCAATTTGCCACCAACCTGCGCCGCGAGAGTTGGCGTGTTCCGCGTCGATTCCGAAGGCGCGTTCGTCTCTTTCGCATTGTGCGCCGTTGGCGTCGGCCACAAATTCTTTCGTGCCATCGTCTGCAAGCTGGGACGCACCTTGCCTGTCCTTCCCATGCCGCCGCCTTGATTCGTCCCGTAACTCGATGCGCTTGGCGTCGGCAGCCACGCTCGACAGCCAGGGTGCTTTATCATCGAAGGCGACAACTGGTTTGCTTTCGCTGTTGGCGTCGCTAGCCACAATCCAGATCCGGTCACGCTTGTGAGGTGCTCCGGCATGGTGCGCTCCGATAACTCCCCACTCTGCATCGAACCCCATCTTGGCAAGGTCGCAGAGTACGCGGTCGAGTCCTCGAGAAGTGAGCATTGGACTGTTTTCAATGAATGCGTATCTGGGTCGAATTTCGCGAATGATTCGCGCCATTTCTGACCAGAGTCCTGATTTCTCGCCTTCGATTCCTGCGCCTTGACCGGCTGAGCTGATGTCCTGACACGGGAAGCCTCCCGAAACCACGTCAACAGCGCCTCGCCATGCGCGTCCGTCAAATGTCCGCACGTCGTCCCAGATTGGAAACGGCTCGAGACATCCGTCGTTTTGACGTGCGAGCAAAACGTCTCGTGCGTATCGGTCGAACTCGACGGCGCAGACTGTCCTCCATCCAAGCAATCTGCTTGCGAGTAAGCCTCCGCCAGCGCCCGCGAATAGTGCCAGCTCACGCATTGTTCCCCAACGCTGTTTCGAGCTCGCGAATGCGGGCGTCCGCTTGCGTCTGCCGGCGCGTATGAAAAGCGCTCGTCGATGCGTGGTACTCGCTCCAGAGCTCGAGCAGTTTGTACTCCATCAAATCAAGCGGGTTGTGTTCAGGCGAGCATTTCTGCTCAGCCCAAAGCCGCGCCATCGTCACGTCGTCAAGGTTGGGCTGTCTCACTTCGGTTCCCACTCTTGGATCGCAGAGATCGTGCGACCAAGATCAGAATCGAGCAACTCGATCGGACTGCTGTATCCGAAACGCTTCGCAATCTCGACGATGATTTCCGTCGCGCTGATATCGTCACCGATCTCCGACGCGCGGAGGCTCGCTGCGTGCTTGACTTTGTCTCGGCTCTCAGCGCTCATGGCCGGCGCTTTTCGCTGCCGCTTCGGCTCTTTGACGACGGGTGCAGAACCACGCCCCGACGCAGACTCGCCGTCGTCGTCCTCTTCCGTGACCAGACAAAGTGCGCCCGAGATTCCGTACCGACGCGCGTACGAAACTGCTGCACACGCCCCTTGAGGATCGTGCTTGGAAAGCGGAACGGTGAACTTGTATTCAATGTACTCACCGCTTGAGTGGATCACGCGCGTGACGACGCCGGCCTTGTCTTCTTCTGAGACAGGAAACTGCATCACACCCAAGCCGTGCTTTGACAGGATCGGATCGATCACTTTATGGATCGCCGCGAGCGAAGCAAACCGACTCTTGAAATGCGGATTGATGCTGTCGAAGCTGATCGACGGGCATTCGGATTGAAACGCGATCAAAGCGCTGTTTAGATTTTTCATGATGGGATCTCCAAGTGGTGGAGCGGGCTCCCAATGAGGCTACCCAGACCCGCTCCACCGGAGGAGGCTGGGTAGCCTAAAACGGGATCTCTTGGTCTTCGATGCCGTCCTGCTGGCGCGGCATCTTCGGGCTGTCGGACTCTACGTACTTCGTGATCTCGAGATCGTCAGCGCGGATCTCAAGCGAAGTTCTGCTCTCGCCTTTAGAGTCGTACTGGCGTGCGGAAAACGATCCGACGACGGTAACCGCGGCTCCCTTCTTAAGCAGATGCTCAAGCGCTGACCCACGCTTGCCCCAAACGGAGCAGCGAAACCAGGTCGGCACCTCTGCCTGCCGGCTTGGCTGACACGCCAAGCTGAACTCGGTGACCGTCGATTGACCGACGGTTTTCGTTTCAGCATCTCGACCGATGCGTCCGCTCACCGTGATGCGAGCAATGTTCTGTGCCACTTGGGCCTCCTTTTGTTGACTAGCTTGCTAGCACAGCAAAACAACTTGCGCAGAGCAAACCGAAGCAAATTACAAACAAGATGATTCCGACAGCGTCGGCCAGCGCGAGCCACCACGGATCTCTGTCACCAAAGATTTCGTCTAGCGCGTCTTCGATGTCGAGCTGGTGCTCAGCGTCTTGAAACAAACGACACGGCTGATCGTCAATCTTCATTGTGTGCGTCCTTCAGCTTGTTGATTAGTTTTTGCAGATCGAGCTCGCGCTGAAGCCAAGCCAAGCTCGACTTCAAAACTTTGATTGCATGCTCAGCCTCACGCAGAGCTTCGTGCGCGTTGCAGGCCGGAGCGAAAGCGCGCTTTGCAATTGTATTTCCAGCTTGATGCAACAAAAGAGATGCTCGCATGGCGTTTTGGTCAGCCGTGGAACGCGCGTCTTTCAACTCGACATCAAGTTTTGCAATTATCTGCTGTCTCAAAGCTCCCGGTTTTTTGTGTTGTGTACTCATTGGTCTAATCCTCCAGGTGACCACAACCGGGTCGCCATCGTTCAAAGATTTCGATCGCGCGCTCTTCTTCAGCGTCAGTCAATCCAGCGTCGATCACATATGCGTCAATGCCGTGATCGTGAGCAAGGCGCAGTTTGTGCAGCTCGTCGTCGTCGTCAAAGAAATGGATTTCTGCTGTTTTGCAGTCAAACCAAACGACTTCAGGTTCGTAATACCTGAGTTTGGATTGAGACATTGGTTGTCCTCCTTTGTTCACACGAAGTGAACAATACCTATGCTCGCGGCGCAACAGGAATTTCGACCAGCGCGAAAGAATTTCGACCCAAGCGCAACCCCGCGGGAATTGACGCTCGCCCAGCCAATTTGGGCGGGCGTGGGCGGGCGTGCAAGGGGATCAAGAGGGCCAAGGGGACCAACTGTTTTGCAACTTGGGGACTTAGGTGCGCGCAAATCGAGCTGAAAAGCAGACCTATGTCTCCTAAAAGCGTAGGGGACTTAGGTGCGCCCAAATCGACTCAAAAAACATACTTACGTCCCCTCCCCCGAGGGTGGTATTGAATTATTTGCATTTGTTCATTATGAGTGCTCAATGCACAAAACACATCCGATCCTGCGTTTTGCGCAGGCACATGGCCTAAAACGAAAAGAAGTGTTTGACCGTCTGCAGATCCCGCAGACAGTTGGGCGCAAGCTTGTGTTGGGTTTGACGCGCGCGTCTTGGTCCCGAGCTCGAGGTTGGGAGGCCATTACGGCGGGCGAGATTTCTGCTGCAGAAGTCATGGACTGGCAGCTCGACTGTGACAGATCCGGTCACGACAAGGGGGACAACGATGAACGAGCAGATTGATTGGATCAATTCTCACGCGCGCGTGAACGATCCCGAAACCTCGAAGCTTGCGGCAGAGCGCACGGCCCTGCGCGCCGGCTCAGCGAAAGCGTCTATTTTGCGCGTGCTGGCTGTCCGATGGGGTGGCCCAATGACCTTTGAGGAGGTTGCTCGCGCGGCGAACATTACCGAGTCGAGCGCTTGGAAGCGCTTGAGCGATCTCAAACGAGAGGGTCGAGTGGTCGTCGTCGATCAGGCCGGCGTGACTCGGCAAAACTGCATGGCTAGCCGCTACGAGCTGTCGGCTGTGGGCGCGTCGGATATTCTCAAGCTCGACGGGGGTGGCAATGAGCGGGATTGATTGGCTTCAGGTGGTGGAGGCTTTCGGCCACTACAGCAAACGGGTGACCCCGACGCTGCGCGGCGCTCGCAAGCGGCTCATCGAGAGGCTCGCAGAGGAGTACTCGACTGAGGATCTGGTCAGCGCGGTTCACGGCTACGTTCATTTCCACAAGGGTCTGGACGAGCGTAACGGCTTTGATCCGCGTCAATGGTTCACGCCCGAGAGCGTGTTCCGTTTTGAGAAGCTTGAGGGCCGGATTGAGCTGGGAATGGACGGCCCGTGGCAAAAGCCCCTGTCGCACGAGGAGCAGGTCAAAGCGCGGCAGAAGGCCGCACGAGAGCGTCTGGACGCTGCCCGCGCAAATCGGGAGGGCAGGCTGCGGTCAGTTAGCTAAGCTGCTCACGCGCGATCGAGTGGGCTGCTGGGCTCGATCGTCAATGCACTTACCAGTAGCGGGTTGGGTGGAAGTCCATTGCAGGTGCAACCCCGCGTCGAAGTCGTTGAGGGGTGATGGAGCGCCAGGCTTACTGTGGCGCGGAAGTAGAACGACCAGCACGCCGGGAGCAGCCCCTGCCGTGCCAATGGGGCTCTCCAATCTGAGCGCCGGGGGACGAAACTCGAGTTGATGCGATGCATCGCGAGCTTCGGGATTCGTCTCTTCGGGGATCCATCTGAACACACTTCAGAGTCTTTGAATCACACAGCAATGCAGTCATCTACAAGTAAAACGCAAGCCTTGAAATTACGGGCCAAACGCATGATGCGTCGGATTGAAGATGAGATTGGCCCAGTCGAAAGCGATTGGTCAAACAAAGCCAGGATCGATCTGTTTTCTGAGCTGATTCAGGAAATCGAGCTGGCAATCAATGAAGCAAAGGAGTTGACGTTTGGAAGTTGAGCGCCCGAAACGGCTGCAATTCGGTAGTGCGACCCGCAAAAGTTTGGCTGTTTTGAGGGCCGTAGCCTCGAGCAAGTACGGCATCAAGACGCGCGAGATTGCAGAATTTGCGCACCTTGATGTCAAAACTGTCCAGCACCATCTTCGCATTCTTCGTGCTGCGGGCGTCGTTATGTCGAACGGATCGGAACGCATTGCAGAGCGGAACGAAGCGGGTCTGTTTGTAGCCGGCGGATCGATCGCGAGCGTGTGGAGCATCGAGCCGAAATTCCTATTTGATCTCGTCGAAAATCATCTCGACTGGCTGATCATGGTGCGCGAGCAAAAAGAGGAGGCAAAACGGGTTTGAGTTATCTGCTCGACGTCATTATTCCGAAGCTGCCCGATCTCCAAGTTGCCGCGGCAAAAGGGCATTGGCGGACACGCTACGCTCAAAAAAAAGCGTGGCACAAGCTGGTGTCAGATATGGTGCTGGCCGATCATTACGTGCCCGATGAGCCCCTGTCTAAAGCCGAGCTTGAGTGCATTCGCTACAGCACTCGAGAGCCTGATCGAGACAACCTGGCGTCTAGTTTCAAGGCAATCATCGATGCTTTAGTGAATCTCAAAATTCTTGAGGACGATCGGCCGTCGGTGGTGGGCAGCCCGACGTTTCGTTGGGAGCCGGCCAAGCGGGGCGAGGGTCGAGTGCGGGTGATTGTGCGTGCCGTTGCAGATGATTGATTACAGCTTTGATGACCCCGACGGCTTAAGTTGGTCAGAGTTTTTGAAACAGGTCCGCAAACGGGTCCAGGTTGTGAACAATCTCAGCTCGAGCGACAAGCAACGCCTGCACGACGAGCTGCAAGGCGTGCCGTGGTGGGCGCAACACGAAAGCGACGATGCATGAAGAACCAGAACTGCAATGAAGTGTCGATTTTGACGACTGTCTGCGCACGTTGCTCAAATCTGTTCACTAGCCAACGCTATCATTGGTGGCGTAATCAGCCGGAATGGGTGTATTGCCATACATGCGCTCGAGATCGGTGGCTCGAAGAGCAGAGAACCAAAGTGGTGGGAAATAGTTTTGCCGTACGAAAAAGGTCATCCGAAATACGGCGGGCGGAAGAAGGGCACCCCTAATAAGCACACGCAAGAAGTGCGGGATGCGGTGCGCCAGGCGCTTGAGGAATCGCATCCAGAAGGGCCGGTTGGTTATCTGAAGCAGGTCGCTCGAGACGATCCGGCAGTCTTCATGGGCGTCGTCAAAAAGCTGATCCCAAACGCGATCGAGGCGCAGGTCAAGCAAGAGCAGACCGTGACTGTGCGTCGTTTCGGTTCGGGCAGGGGGGAAAATGGCAGGTCGAAAAAAGAAGACAGGTCCGCCGACGCAGACCGAAGCGAGTAAACCGATTTCGCCTAGGGTTCAGGCTCTGCGCGAGATTCTGGCATTGCGCGTGCTTCGCTTGCCGGTTCCACCTTGGCTACGCGAGCTCGACGACATGCGTTTTACCTCAAGGCGTCGCGTTCATGCGGTTCTCGAGAAGATGCGAGCCGACGGAGCGGATTGGAACGAGGTCAACAAGTACGTGGAAGAAGAGATTCCAGCGTGAATCTGCAGATCGAGATTGAAGAGCTCGACCCGACTCTGCAGGCGTTCTTAGACTGTCGATCGCGATTTGCGGGCATCATGGGGCCGTTGGGATCCGGCAAGACCTACACCGCGATCCTGCGCATCCTGCTGGGCATGATTGAGCAGGAGCCGAATGCCCAGGGCATCAGGCCGAGCCGCTGGATTGCCGTCCGAAACACCTATCCAGATCTGACCACCACCACGATCAGGGATTTCAGGGAAGTGTTTGACGAGAACTTGGGGACGATGACGATGGGCGGGCTCGATCCGCCGACGTTCCGAGCTCGATTCAAGCTAGACGATGGCACTCGAGTCGAAAGCGATGTGATCTTTTACGCGCTCGATCGGGAAGACGCGATCCGCAAGCTGCGCGGCGTTCAAGCGACGGCCTTTTGGTTGAACGAAGCGAAAGAGCTGCAGCGTGACGTGGTGGCGCTCGCAGACCTTCGGCATGGCCGATATCCCTCGGACGTGGCCGGCGGGGTGCGGGCTTCGTGGCACGGGATCATCGCTGACACCAACGCGCCCGACGAGGACAACTGGTACTACAAAGCCGCGCACGATCCCGATTCGCCCGACTGGCATTTCTTTCGACAGCCTGGTGGGGTTATCGACACGGGCAAGCTTGACGTTCACGGGCGGAAGATCTGGGTGCCCAACCCCGACGCCGAGAACTTGCCCAACCTTCCAGACGGTTACTACGAACGAGCTTTGCAGGGTGGGAAGACCGACGACTGGATCGCGAATATGCTGGGCAACGAATATTCGTTCATCGTCGATGGCAAGCCGGTGCATCCTGATTTCCGCGACCACCTGCATGTGACCCCGACTCAAGTGCAGTTTGACCCAAATCTGCCGCTGATCATTGGCGTCGACTTTGGTCGCACGCCAGCCGCTGTGCTTGCGCAGCGCGACGCTTGGGGTCGGATTACGGTTATTGACGAGTTTGTCTCGGACGATATGTCGCAGGCCGTCTTCGGCCCTGAGCTCCGGTCGTATATTCACTCAAACTATCCCAACGCTCGAGTTCGAGGCTGGAGCGATCCTGCCGGCGACGCGAAGGGGCAGGCGACCGAAGACACGCCTCGCCAGGTGCTTGTAGCGGCTGGAGTGCCGTGCCAGCCTGCGCCCAGCAACAAGGTGACCCTGCGGCGGGCATCCGTGGCCAACCCGCTCCGCCGGCTTCTGGGCGATCTGAGGCCAGGATTGATGATCAGTCCAAAAGCAAAGATGGTGCGCAAGGGGCTGGCTGGTGGCTTTTGCTACCGCCGGATCAAGACCGGAGACGAGCGCTACACCGAAGAGCCCGACAAGAATCAGTACAGCCATCCGGTTGAGGCGCTCGAGTATCTGTGCCTTGGCGAGGGCGAGGGCCGATCTGCGTTGATGCCGGTCGATTACGATCCGTACGAACCTGTGCAAACGACGGCGGATTTCTAATGTCTGAGTTGATGCAGTTGCATGGAAATGGGGTGGCCCAGTTTGGCAGCGAGATTGCTGCGCTCTGGGGCTTCCCTCGAGAAATAGCCGAGCACGAGATCGAAGACGGGATTTGGTTTGCCGAAACCGAAGATCACGAGATCCTGATGATTTGGTGGATTGAGATCACCGGTTTGAGTTGCGGTGGCATTGGCGTGCATTACGTAGTCAGGCCGCAATCTCGCAAGCGCTGGAATGTGCGGCGGTGGGTAGATCACGTTATCGACGAAACGCGCAAAAGAGATTTCGACCATATCCACGCAGCCGTTCCGGCAAAACTGGTGCTGTATATTCTCAGATACGTTGACATCTGGAACCGCAGGCATTCTGATCAGGTCGGGCTCGAAAGTATTGCCGAGCTTGACGACGAGGTGTTTTTCGTCACCGTTCGCCTGTAGAGGGAGTGCGCCGTGGGTGGAATTGTAGAGGCTGCGATCATCGGGGCTGCCATTGGCGGCGCGACATCGGGCACGGTGAGCGCGGCAAAGGGCGAATCTGTCGGCGATGTCTTCAAGAATGTTGGGATAGGTGCCGGCCTAGGCGCGGTTGCGGGGGGCGCAGGTGGCGCAATCGCTGGACCGGGCGCGGCAGCCGGTACGCAATCCGCAACGCAAACCGCAGTACAAGCGCCTGGCCAAGCTGCCGGCACGTCCATGACCGCAGCGGCGTCTGGTAGTGCGGGAGCAGGTGCTGGGGGCGCTGGGGGTGGTGCGGGCGCGGCCGCCCAGCAGGCCGGACAGCAGGCCGGACAGCAGGCAGCGCAGCAAACGATGGCGCAGAAGGCGACAGAGCTAGCCAAGGAGGCTGCGGTTCCTCTCGCGGTGGCTGGCGGGACGACGGGTCTGACGATGGGTCTTGCACCGCAGCCGGCGTCGATGCCGCCTGCCGCAACGGCAGACACGGGGTCGGCTTTGGCGGCTCGAGACGCTGAGCGGCGACGCAGGGCTCAGTCTTCCCGCGCTGCGATCCGCAGCACCCTGGGCTCCGCGATGGCTGCCAACACAGCGCGCTCGACGCTGGGCGGTGGCTACTAATGCACGGGTCTGATTCAAACCAAGCGCTCGAGTGCAAGAAGCGCGTGAAAGAGCTCAAGGGCCGGCGCACGAATTTCGACGATCAATGGCAACAAGTCAAAGATCTGGTCTGGCCGGACGGCGGCGATTTCACGTATCGGCATTCGCCGGGCGAGAAAACGACTGAGAAGATCTACGAAGCGACGGCAGCGTTGGCGCTTGAAAAGGGCGCGGCAGCGCTCGAGTCGTTTCTGACGCCTAGGACTGAGCGATGGCATCGGCTGGTCGCGTCCGACGAGCAGCTCAACGAGATTCCTTCGGTCAAGCGCTGGTTTGAGCAAGCCACCGACGTTCTGTTTCGATGGCGAAACGCACCGGCTGCGCGGTTCTACGGACAGGTACACGAGGTTTGGAAGAGCAATCTCGCGTACGGCAACGCTTGTTTGCTGGTCGAAGAAACCGCAGAGGGCGCGACCCGATATCAGCAGATACACGTTGGTTCTGCGTGGATCGACACCGACCACGAAGGCAATGTGGACTCGATCTATCGAGAGTACGAGCTGACTGCGAGAGCGGCTTGTCGGCGGTGGGGAGACAAGGCCCCGAAGTGCGCACGCGATGCAAAGGACGAGAATCCGTTTGCAAAGCACACGTATTTGTCGGTGGTCAAGCCCAGCGACGATTACGAGTACGGCAAAAAGACCTCAATGAAATACGAGGCTCTCGAGATCTCGGTAGACGAGGAATCGGTGCTTGAGCGCGGGGGGTTTTACGAGCTCCCGTACATCTGGAGCCGATACACCGTCAACCCGCACGAGATGTACGGTCGAGGGCCGGCAATGCTGGTCTTGCCCGACATCAAGACGCTGCAGGAGATGCAGAAAGCGTTCATTCGGTCTGGGCACAAGGTGGCCGATCCGCCCCTGCTGGTAGCCGACGACGGGGTTTTGGGTCGAGGCTCTAAACGGATCAGGATCAATCCAGGCGGCATCACCGTGGGCGGTGTAGACGCGATGGGCAATCCGAAGATCCTGCCTCTTCAGACGGGTGGCCGTCTTGATATGACCGAAGGGATGATGGAATTCCTGCGGCAGAACATTCGCGACGCGCTGGGTGTTTCGTTGTATGACATCCTCGTGCGAGATCGCGTCCAGATGACGGCGACCGAAGTGCTGTCTCGCGAAAAAGAGAAAGCGCAGTTTCTTACTCCCGTGATTGGACGCCAGCAGAGTGAGCTTCTCGGCCCGCTTATCGCTCGAGAGATTGCCATTGCCATTCGGACGAACGCGCTGGATCCGATGCCAGGCGAGCTGATCGAGGCGCAAGGCGAGTACGAAATCGAGTACGAGTCGAGCGCGACGCGCATGCAGAAGAGCGACGAGATTCTGGGCATACAGCGCGCAGTCGAGGTGGCTCTGCCGTTCATTGAGTCGGACCCGACGCTCTTGCAGATGTGGAAAAACGACAAACTGATCCGGCACGTCAGCCATACGCTGGGCGTTCCGAGCAAGCTTGTCCGCACCGAAACCGAGTACGAAGAACTCGACATGCAGGCCAAGCAGCAGGCCGCGGAAGCGCAAATGCTTAGCCAAGCTCCGCAGGCGGCAAAGGCGATGCGAGAAATTTCGGCAATGGGTAACGGCGAGGCGATTGTTTGAGCCTGAACGAACGAGCTCGAGAGGCGTTTGCGCCTCGCGACGTGCGCGACGCCTATGCCTCGGTCTTCAGGGGGCCGCAGGGCAGCTTGGTTTTGGCGCATTTGGCAGACGCCTGCCGAGCAACTCGCACGACGTTTGAGGGCGACCCCTGGTCAATGGCGGTGACCGAGGGCCGGCGTCAGGTGTGGATGATCATTCAAGACGTGCTGAGTCTGACAGAGCAGGATCTGCGAGACATTCAGCAAGAAGTGTCCGATCGATAGGGGGGCAAATGAGTGAGGAAACGAGCGCAGCGGCTGGCAGCGGAGAGGCTGCGGCATCAGGCGGCCTAGAAAGCGCTGGAGCGGCGCTGGGCGTGGATTTCGGCTCAGGGTCGATCGCAGAGCCGGTTGACAGTCCCGTGGAGTCTCAGGGCGTTTCAGAGCCCCAGAGCGCCTCTGGATGGCTTGACGGCTACAGCATCGAAGACCGGGCGTACATCGAAAATAAGGGGTGGAAAGACCCCGCTGCCATTCTGAACTCGTACAAGCACGCTGTTCAGCGGATTGGCGGCGATCCGACCGACGCGATCCAGGTGCCGGATTGGGACAACGAAGAGCAGGTGTCGGAATTCCGGTCAAAGATCGGAGTCCCGCAGGAAGCGTCTGGCTATCCCGAGCTCGAGGTGCAAACTGCCGACGGTCAGGCAATGCCGTTGGATGAAGTCAACCGGATTGCGCATCAGATCGGGCTCACGCCGGCTCAGCGCGCCCAGCTCGCGATCATTACCGGTCAGCTTATTGATTCCGAGCGCTCGCACAGCCAGGCGCAGTTCGCGGCGCAGGTGGCGCAGGAATCAAAAGAGGTGATGGCGGAATACGGGAAAACCCCCAAAGAATTCGACGCCATGGTCAAGCGTGGAATCCAGGCTCTGGGTTTCACGCAGGACGACTCAAGGCAGTTGACGCAAGCCATCGGCGTCAAGAAGGCTGTGAAGATTCTGAGCACGGTAGCAGCGGCCACGACTGAAAAAGCCGTGGTCAACGACGGCGACAGCTTGGGATCGATGGGCCAGATGAGTCAAGAAGTGGCGCGCAAGCGTCGCAGCTTGCTGATCAAAGACGACAACTTCCGAAAGCGCATGTTTGACGGCGACGTTCAAGCGATTGAGGAATGGAACAAGATCCAGGAAGCCGCTGCTGGTTAAACACGCGGTACACTTGTGAAAGTGGAAGACACCCCTCGCTGAGTCGCGAGCGCTCTGATAACCCGCAAGGGCCGGAGCAGATTGACTCGAGGGCCTGACACGCGATTCGCGTTCGGCCCCGCCTTGTGCGGACAAGCCAAAACCCAAATTGGTTTTTGACTTTTACTCACGAGGTGACAAATGTCTTCCGAGATTACCGTTGCTCATTCCGAGCAATATGCCAGCAATGTCGAACTTCTTCTCCAGCAGCAGCAGAGCCGTCTGCGGACCGCTGTCCGGTCCAACTCCTACACCGGCAAGGCTGCCCAGCCGGTTCAGCAGATCGGTTCGGTCACGCTTTCGGACTGGGTCCGCGAGGGCGACACGCCGATCCTGAACACGCCGCACGACGTGCGCTGGCTCGAGCCGGTGACGAAGCACGGCGCGCAGCTCATCGATCGGCACGATTTCCTTCGCACGATTGCAGACTTCCGCAGCCCCTACGTCGAGAACGGCGCAGCGGCGGCGAACCGAGCCTGCGATCAGATCATCATCGACGCGGCTTTTGGCTCGTCGAAGACGGGCGAGGACAAGGGCACGACGGTCGCCTGGGACACGTTCACGACGGCCAACCCCACCCACATCATCGATTCGGCGGGTGCTAACGGCATGACCGTGTCGAAGCTGCGGGCGGCCAAGAAGGCCCTGATGAAGGCTGAGGTGGACATCGACAACGAGGAGCTCTTCGTCGTCATGACCGGCGCGCAGCACGACGATCTGCTGGGCGAAACCCTGGCGGCCAGCGCGGACTACAACACCACGCCGGTCCTGGTCGATGGTCGGATCCGATCGTTCATGGGCTTCAACTTCATCACCACCGAGCTGATGCCG